TAGGTATGCGCCGTGTTTTTTTTGGTCCACATGCGGCCAAGCATGGTTTCCTTGTCCTGATTCAGGATGGCCCGGAAACGGTTGAGCGATTCAACGGTGCGAATGCCGATTAGGTTGGCGCAGGGCTCACCTCGGCTGTACCACTCCGCGAACATATCCCAAAAGGTGGCGTAGTCCATGTTTTCAATGAACAGATCGCCAAAGGGGTGGTTCTGCAGGTTCACGATGTAATCCTGCTGCGGCATGGGCCGGATCCAGCGGTGCCGGTCCTGTTCACCCCAGCACTGCCAATCAATCTCGTAGGAGCTGACGGTGCAGGGCAGCGTGATAGGCAGGCAGCACCAATAGATGTCGAGGATGTCCCGATTGACTTCGAGGATGCGGTGCATGAACTCCTCGCTGTGGTTGTAGTTGGCTTCGTTGTCCATGATCTGGACGCCGACTTTGACCGGTAGCTGCCGCTCTCGTATGTAGTCGCAAACGAGATTCAGGAGAACGCCGCTGTCCTTGCCACCAGAGAAGGAGACGTAGACGCGGGTGAAGTGGGCAAAGATGAAATCCAGCCGCTCTATGGCGGCGTCGTACACGGATTGTTCGAGGTAGTGGCGCATGGGCTTTGCCGTGGCCAGCCGAACCTAGCAGCATCTAGGCGCAAGTGGTAGTATCTGGTGGCAACTCGCAGGAGATCATGCAAAACGCCGACTACCACCGACACTATGCGGTCAGCAAGTCCGGCCTTGATCAGATCGCCAAAAGCCCTCTGCACTACTGGGCTCGCTATCTAGATCCGAACCGCGTCTGGCCTGAGCCAACGCCTGCCATGCGTCTTGGTACGGCACTGCACACCCATGTGCTTGAGCTGGACCAATGGGACAATCAGATTGCTGTGGCGCCTGGCGATATCAACCGCCGCACCAAGGAAGGCAAGGAGCAATGGGCAGCTTTTGAGGCTGCTGCCAAGCGCAAAACCGTGATTACAGCCGACGAGGCAGAAACGGTGATGGCGATGGGCCGCAGCATCATGCGCCATCCCGGTGCGGCCATGCTGCTGGGCCTCCAAGGCAAGGCAGAAACTACGCACATGTGGACGGACGCCACCTATGGGGTGGAGTGCAAGTGTCGCCCCGACTGGTTGACGGATGACGGCAGCATCATGGTGGATCTCAAAACCACCCGCGACGCCAGCCCGCGTGGCTTCAGGCGCAGCATTGGCGACTACCGGTACCACGTGCAAGCCGGCTGGTACATGCACGGGGTCCAAGCTGCCACCGGCAAGCGACCCGACCAGTTCATCTTCATCTGTGTGGAATCCACTGCGCCTTACGCGGTTGCTGTGTACGCCGCAGATGCCGAAATGATCGAGCGCGGCTATGAACAGGCCATGTTTGATCTAGGCAAGCTGGCCACCTGCCGCGCTGCTGATAGCTGGCCGAGCTACAGCGATCAGATCGAGACCATCAGCCTGCCGGCATGGATGACGGGCCAGCCGGGCAGCACACAGACCACAGAAACCATTCAGGAGTTTTGATTATGAAAAAAACTGATATCTCCGATCCCGCACTCGTTGACGCTTTGTGTTTGATTCAGCAGGACTTTGTAAAAAAATGGAATGCGGCCGAGATGAATCAAGGAATTGGCCAAACTCATGACTTGCCCGCCGGTGCTAAATATAGCGGTGGCAAATCACCTAGAGCCGCTTCCTTCGTCTTGTCAGATGGAACTTGGATCGACATCATCGGCAAAGCGCCTTGGTATCACTGGCATGACGGATGGTCCTATTGCCGTCACCCGATCACTCGTGATCAAGTCAGAAAGGTGACAGTTCGCGGTTCAATTGACGCCTTTAACGAATGGATTATCGCTGTTCAGTGCATCAATTTTTCAACCAATCAACACTGAAATGACCAAATCATCAGCCCTAGCCACCACCCAGCCCACCGGCTCAGTGTTCAGCGGCATCCAGGCATTTGAGGACGCCCAACGGATTGCCAAGGCGCTGGCCAGCAGCACGCTGATTCCGCCTCAGTTTCAAGGGCAGCAGGGCTTTGCCAACTGCCTAGTGGCGCTTGAGATTGCCAACCGGATGGGCATCTCGCCCTTCCTGGCGATGCAACATCTGCACGTGATTCACGGCCGACCCAGCTGGTCAAGCAGCTTCATCATTGCGATGGTGAACGGCTGCGGCCGGTTCAGCCCGCTGCGATTTGAGATCAGCGGAGAAGGCGACAGCCTTGCCTGCTATGCCGTCGCGACCGACCTGGCCAGCCAGCAAGAGCTGAAGGGGCCAACCATCACGATGGCCATGGCCCGCAAAGAGGGCTGGGCCACCAAGAGCGGCAGCAAGTGGCAGACCATGCCGGAACTAATGATCCGCTACCGGGCCGCTGCTTTCTGGGGGCGTTTGTATGCCAGCGACATGCTGCTCGGGATGCAAAGCCAAGAGGAAGTGGTCGACGTGGAGCCCGTCACGGTGACCGAAACCAGCGTGGCCGATCTGAATGCTGCCATTGCTCAACCGGCGCCAGCTCCTACGCCTGTTGTTGTCACAGAAGAGGTTGATAAGGATGAGCTCTTCTGAGTATCTGACAGCGCCTCAACTGGCAAAGCGCTGGGGGTTGCACCCTGACACGCTAATGCGATGGCGCAAGGCGGGCAAAGGTCCGACCTACTTCCGCACGCCTGGATTCGTGCTCTACCCCTTGGCCGAGGTGGAGCAATACGAACAGGCCAACACCATTACCCACGATTGATCGATGACTTTCAAACTGAACCTAAGCATCTTCAAAAGCACCAAGCCCGAGAGCAAGGTTGACTTTTCCGGCATGTTGAACGTGAAGGTCGAGGAGCTGGACGCCTTCTGTGCGTTTGTGATGAGCCAGACGCCGGATCAGTACGGCAGCGTGCAGGTGCCCATCAGCGGCTGGAAGAAACAGGCGCGCAGCGGCCTTAACTATGTGAGCGCTGTGGCGCAGCCGCCCCGTGACTGGGTGCCGCCTGTGACCGCACAGAGCGCCGCTCAGAGCCTGGCCACTGCAACCGATGGCGTGGTGAGCGAGATCACCGAGGCCGATCTGTTCTAGGGAAGCCCATCAGCTCGCACTCAAGGCGAGCGATCTCGTTGACGGCCTGCTGCAGCAGCTGCTGCTGGTAGCAGGTCTGTTTGAGGAGAGCAGCCGCCAGTGTGCCCGCGTCTTTGCTTTCGAGCAAGGCGCGGGCTTGTTTTTCGATCTCAAACTGCTGCTCGGTGGATAGTTCCACCGCCATCCACTGCCCGAAGTTCATTGTGCCATGATGACGGGGTACAAGTTCAGGATACCTATGGAGTGCCCGCGTTGCGGTGGTGATGAGATTAGAGCGCTGTGTACGAACGGCAAGGAATCGCATCAGATCACGCGGCAGCGCCGGTGCGTGGGCTGCGGGCATGTCTGGTACACGGTGGAACTGCCTGTGAGCGTGGCGGTGATCGGCTGGTCGCGTGGGCGGGGCAAGTCCATGCCGGTGCTGCGTGTCCCGGTGGAGTTGGCGGTTGGCAGCAACGCCGTGTGAAGAACTGTCACAAGGGCTCGCAGGGTGACCCGCGGGCGGTGCATACTTAGGGGACCGGAGGCGATCAGTCCTCCACTCGGCAGCCCAGAGGCTGCGCTGAACATGGAAGCTCTGCTCCTCGAACTGTCTGAGTTGAACGATCAGGCTGATGCGCTGACAGAGGCCATGCGGTTCGACGAGTGGTGGGCAGTCAATGAGCGCCGCCGGGAAATCGCTCGCCTTCTGGACGAGATGTGAGCCCTCCGGGGCTCTCCCCTTCATCCACTGCCACCATGCTCACCGCAACCCTGCTGGTGATCTGGAAGCTGATCCTGCCGCTGCTGTTCGTAGTCGCAGTGATCGACTGGCTGACCGCATCCGAAAGCCGCCGCGTTCGCATCCTGCGTCGCACGGGTCTTAGCCAGCGACAGATCGCCACCCGCCTCAACACCACCCGTCACCGCGTCCGTCAGGCGCTTGCATCATGATTAACCACATCAACAACGCCATCTGCTGTCTGATCGCCGCGGCCGTGTTCGCAATGATCGGCATCGAATCCGGCGCTCACCACCAGCCCACCCACTCCGGCACGCAGCAGGTGGTGCGGCATGACTGAGCATCCCATCACCCCGCCGCTTTCACTCATGCAGCAATGGGAAGAAGAATGGGAGTGCTTTACCCACGTTGAAAACATACCAACGGGATCGAATCGCCTTGCTTACATCGCCGCTCAAGCCGCCCAATGGGGCGCAGACCAAGAGCTGGAGGCGTGCTGCGGCCTGCTGATACAGCAAGGGTTTGACGTGGTTGACGACCTCCGCGCCGCCCGCCGCCCCAAGCCGCCGAGCTTGAAGGAACAGGCGCTAGCTGTTCTTGATGACGCATCAGATCGGCTTGACGCAGCGCACGAGAACACCATCCGTCGAGCACTGGAGCAACTTGATGACTAACACAGACAAGTTTTTGTCGTTTGCAATTTGGGTTTTCATTTTAGGTTTTATTGGCTATCAGCTTTTCCAAGAAGCGAATATGGGCCGGCAGTGCCGCGAAGGCGGCGGGGTAGTTGTTATCGCATCGAATCTTACTGGTGTTTGTGTCCGCCGCGCACTTGAGTAACTACCCGACAACGAGTAGCCGCTTCCACTTTTATGCCCAAAAGAATTGACCTCACGGACGAGTGGCGTCACAGCGGTATCGACATCACTTGGACGCCTTCAGCTCAGCGTCTTGACTTTGGTGGATGGTACGACTCATTTGTCGGGCTCGAAAGCCACAGTTTCAAACTGCGCGAGTTTTTCGATGCACTTGGCATCACGGAAAAGGACTGCTTTAAGGCGTTTAAGGGTTCAACTTCAGAAACCACTATTTGATCACCCATGACACAACAACAACACCCCATCACCCCACCGCCGGAGCTGGTTGAAGACTGGATAGAGATTGCCAAACCTGAGCCGTGGAAGTGCCCACCTGATCCGAACGTACTTTGTACGCTTGCCGCCCAATGGGGCGCTGATCAAGAGCTGGAGGCGTGCTGTGAGTGGTTTAAGCAAGAGGGATGGAACCCGTGCCACCCTGAAGCACTTCTTGCCGCCCGCCGCCCCAAGCCGCCGAGCTTGAAGGAGCAGGCGCTGGAAGCGTTGAAGCACGCACCAGGGCCGGACTACCCAAACCCCATCACACTTCTTACTGCTGATGAGCACGCACTGATCCGCCGCGCACTGGAGCAACTCGATGACTGAACGCCGCTTTTACTTCACGATCAAGGCCGCCAACGTGGTCGAGTGCATCACCGCTCACAGCCTCACCGAGGCCAAGCTGATCGCCGCCGATTCATGGCTGCCTTGGTGGTCTGAGATCGAATGGCTGAACCCTGAAACCGTCACTGACCCGAACTGCCATGTCTGAAGTTGTTGGCGCCATGCTGCCGTGGCAGTGGCGCGAGGAGGAGCCCACCAGCAAGCACGGCGACGGCATCAGCCGGCCGCGGCCGAAGGCGCGCACCCGCGAGTTTCGGCTGATCGTTTATCCGGTAGGCGCTCAGCCGATGACGTGGATCACGCGCGCCGAAACCAAGCGCCACGCGATCCGCTATGCCGAAGCCCGCTGGCCTGGTGCAACCGTGGAGGTGGCGTGATGACATACATCGAAGAGATGGCTGTAGCGCTACGGCTTGCAAAAAGCTGGATGCCGAAGACACCGCATGGCGAGATTGTTCAGAAGCGAATCAGGTTGGCCATAGAGGCTTATGAACTGCGCCATTCGCACGCAGATCAGCCGACGTTCACCAACCGCCTCATGCGATGAGCGACATCCGCCACCGCATCGAGCAGCTGCTCAGCGACACCAGTGCCTTCACCGCTGGTCAGACTGAGGAGCGCCAGCGCATCCGCCAGCTGATCGACATCCGCATCGACCAGTTGCGCACCGTGCCACGCACCGAGTTGCTGTGCGCTGAACTCAAACATGTCCGCCGACTACTCGACACATGACTTGCGCCACATTTCTCGATCAGCAACGCGCCGACATGATGGACGCGCTCTACGAGCGCAGCGGTCGCGATCAGCTGCCTTACGGTCACCCGTTGCGCTCCACCTATACCGGGCTCTGGGATGAGTTCTGCCGCGATCTGGCCGCCAACTTCCGCGATACGGAATACCCCGAGCTGCTGGCGAAGGTGGTGCGCGCCATGGATGCCACGGAGTCGGTGATGACGCAGAAGAACGCGCAGCAGGCCATCCAGGTCTGCCGTGCCCAGCTACTGGGGGAGAAGTGGGCATGAGCACCTTCAAGGCTGGTCACATCCCCGGCACTGCGGTGCTGACGCCGCAGAACGCCATCGAGATCCGGCAGCTGCACACCAGCGGCCAGACCATGTTGGAGATCTCGATCACCTATGGCATCTCTGTGGCGCACGTTTGCGACATCGTGAACCGCAAACGCTGGAAGAACGCAGAGCAGCAGGTGGCGGCATGAGCGACCAGATCAACCCGGACCACTACCGCTACGGCCCGACCGAAGCGATCGACGTGATTGAGGCCGCCATCGCACGCGCACCTGATCCGGTGCTCGGCAACTGCCAAGGGCACGTCCTGCGCTACATCCTCAGGATGTGGGACAAGGGCGATCCTGCCGTGAACGCTGCCAAGGCGAGGTGGTATCTGAACCGCCTACTCGGCAAACTGGAGGCATGATGCGCTACCTCCCCGGCCTGAGCCTGATCGAGCGCTTGGCGCTGTGGATCTTGGTGCGCAGCCCGCGCACCAGCTTGGTGGTGGTGAAAGAGCTGCACTGGCCGACTGTGTTCACGGCAGCCAACCCAGCTGATCTGGTGGCGGCGCACGTCACCGGCGGTGAGCCCGAGCCTGCGTCAATGCAGCTAGAGCGGCTTTACCACCTGCCAGCGCACGGGGAGGAGGAATGATCAGACTGCACGCCGGCCGCCTGCTGCTGGTGTGCAGCCGCTCCGATCGCAACTGGCACGCGCGGGTGATCCTTGGACCGAAGCCGGAGCACCAGCTGGAAGCTGACACCGGCACCGTGCATCTGTCGGAAGCATTTCTGCGGGCGCAGAAGATCTATGAGGCGGCAATGCTGACCATGCGGCCAGCTGGCGGCCAGCGGATGTGCTGGGACTGTCTGCACTGGGACACGAGCCGAAGCCGGTGCGAGATGGGGTTGCCAGAATCAAAGCAGAGCGGTGGCCGCTTTGCTGTCAGATGCGAGATCTATGAGCCAGCCGAAGGTGATCAGCCGCACTGATCGTGACGGCGGATGGATCGAGACGCTCGAGCCTGATGGTGGCGGCGAGCTGTACTACCGCAGCTGCGTCGGTGGCACCTGCCGGTACAGCTCCGACCTATGGCAGGCCGAGCTTTACCTTGACCACCTGCTCGGCCGCTGATGCTCCGCGACGTGCTGATCCTGATCGTGGAGTATTGGGCGACCTGCTGGATCGCGCTGTGGGTGTGCAGCAGGATCCTGCCCTGAATTGGGGCGGCCGGTGGCTGGTCCTCACGCGGTGTCAGCCTCACCGCAGCCGGCCGGCTACGGACGCCCAGACGTTTGGAAACGACTGAACCGAAAGCTTAGCTCTCCCCTGCAACCCAGCGCGCGATCGCCCACTCGCCGAGTGGTGTCCAGAAGTGCTGGGCGCGATACCAGTCGATCCAATCCTTGTGGCCCTTCTGGCTGTTGCACATCAGGCAGCAGCTTACCAGGTTCTCGCGCACGGTGAGCCCGCCGTGAACCTTGGGCACTACATGATCGAGGGTCGGGCTGCGGCCGAGCGGATCGCCGCAATAGGCGCAGCGGTAGTTCCACGCGAGGTGGATCTGGTCACGCGCCGATCGCCGGGTGACGAGGCGCGTCTCATCAATGTGGTGCTGATCCACAGAGGTCCGGCGGCAAGGGGACAGCGTTCACCTCGATGTCGATGATGTCGTCATCGGACGGGATGAACTCGGCCATGCGTGAGTAGATCTCAGCTGGCAGGTCGTCGGGGTCGGTGTCGGATCGGACGATGAGCTTGGCGGTGATTTCTAGAAAGAACGCCCGCATGGGCTGGCCGCCGCTTGGCACACGGTAGCGACAGGAACAGTGACAGGCACTGTGACGGATTGTGAACGGGTCGGCGCCGAGGGGGAGGGTACCCCGTGGGCGGTGTATAGTTCACACATCGACAGCCAACCACTCCGATGACCCGCATCTCCGCCGCTGAAGCCCTCAAGATCCTCCAGGCCAACGGCCACTCCGCCTACCAGCAGAAAGCACCCCGCGGCACTTGCCCCACCTGCTGCTACCGAGTGGATGGCAAGGCAATCAATCTCGGCCGCCTCCGCCAGTTAGCCGAGGCGCTGGTCTGACCCCTACCGGGGCGCTCCGGCGCCCCTAACCTCATCACCATGCAGTACATCCTCCGCATCGGCCCGTGGCACGTCGGGCCGTTCGCCACCCACCGCGGCGCGCAGCACTTTGCCGAAACTCACGGCTGCGATGACTACACCCTCATCCCGCTGGATAATCCGGCTGAGGCGCCCGGCAGGATCCACCGCCAACGCATGGCGCCGCTTCGCCACCAGATAACGGGCTAACCCTTGCTGGCTGTCACCGCCAGGTCGCCGTTGTAGCGGCCGGTGACCGCATAGCTGCGGCCGGGGATGCCTTCCATCTTGTGGAACACCATCTGGCCGATCTTCATGCCGGGCCAGATCGCAACCGGGTGCATCTTGCGCGCGTTGCTCAGCTCCAGCGTCAAGCGGCTGCCATGCCAGCCTGGATCGCACCAGCCGGCCAGCAGGTGCTCCAGGCCCTCGCGTGCGCGGCTGGACTTGAGCACGAACTGCGCGGCGATGCAGTCCGGCAGGTTGAAGATCTCGCGCGTCTCGGCGAGGCAGAACTCACCCGGCTGCAGCCAGTACGGATCCTCTGCGGTGTGACCGGCGATGCCGTGGATCTGCAGGTCGCGGCTCTCCGCCACCTCGATCATGATCCGATCGCCCAGCAGCACATCGATGCTGGCCGGGTTGACCAGATCAGGATCGAACGGCACCACCATCGCGTGGCGCTTGCAAAGCTCGTGGATGTCGTAGTCAGGAAGGGGCACAGGTTACTCAGTAGTCCCACCGGACCCTAGGGCTGCCCTTGCGGATGCCGCAATGCACGAAACCTTTAGGTGCGCCGTAGCCGAGCGAGTACGGCCAGTTCTTGTCGCACCATGCCTGCACGGCGTTGATGTCCGCGCCGTCGATGTAGAAGTCCACTGCACCAACGCCAGGTGCGTCGTAGAGGTGCTCACTACCGCTGGCGCCACCAACCTGCCGGTTGATCGCTGCTGGCCGATAGCCCGAGGTGATCACGATCGGACGGCCGCCGAACTGCGCGCGCGTCTTCTCGAGGAACTGCGCAATCCGCATTGCGGTGTCGCACTGGTGCTGGTGATCGAAGCGCCGCGCCTCTTGGCCGAGCGCGAACTCGCCGTAACTGATGTGCGGGGTGAGCTTGTGGCTGAACGGGCTCTCAGGCGTGAACATCGCTGAGATCGGCCCGGTGGTCTGCTTGTCACGCCCCCATAGGTCGCCCTCTGCGATGCGGCGCCGCTTGAGGCCGGCCTCTACGTTGGTACCGGGGTTGCGGTACAGCAGCAGGGCATCGGGCACGCCCGGCCAGTCCTTTTCACGCAGCCGCTTGCTGATGGTCTCAAATCCTTTGGCGCCATAGAACCCAGCGCCGAGGTTGTAGGCGAAGGAGATCAGCGCGCACTTCTGCGCGTCTGTCATCTCGATCCAGAAGGGAACGGCGCTGCGGAGCTTGGCAGCGATCTTGTCCACCTCCAGCCGCAGCAGCATGTCAGCCTCGACCGCGTTGATCCTGTCGCCTTTGCTGACGGCGCGCCCGTCGCTGTAGCGGGTCGTCCCGTAGCCGATCGTCCACGGTGCGCCGCCGCTCAGCGGATCTGGGTAGGCGTCGAGGTGACAACCCTCGAACGACTTGATCAGCGCCAGGGCTGCTGCGAGGTCCGCCTGCTTGCCGTCCTGGCTCCAGGTGTTGAACCACGCCCGGTCCCTGCGCATCGCTGCCTGGTAGCCGTTCACGGCCAGATCCTGCTCCAGCTGGCCGATCGCTGCTGCCTGATGTGGCAACCCC